GACCTTAATGGTGCTGCTGGAATTTTGAATCGTCAGCAGATTTATGATGCTATTGATGTTCTTTCTAAGAGGCCTGGAATTCTAGTTTCTCATTCTGCATCTCCTTTGGAGACAAGTAGTATGGGTATTGAATTCGGACCTATGGCAAAGCCTCATGAAAAGTGCCCTACACATGAATTGGAATCAAATGCCAAGATTAATGTGTATGGAGCTCATAGTCTCCATCAGGGAGTCACTCGTTCTAGTTCTGTAGTAACATCAGTTATTTCACCTGTTGTTGCTGAAGTAATGAAGATCGAGAAGAAGCACGATAAGCCAAAAAATATGGATCATCGTAGGCATAAAGTGTTGGATATGAGTGGAAAGGTTGATACTGCCACTCAGTTTGATTCCACACTTTTGCAGAAAGCAGTGATTGATTATGAATCACGCTTGATGTCCATTCCTAAAGAGGAATTGGCTAAGCTTGGCAAGGTCAGTGATGATGTGAACCTTGCTGGTTTGGATGGTGTTTTGGGACTTAATGCTATGAATTTCACAACTTCGGTTGGGTTCCCTGGCAAAGGTCCTAAGACGCAGTATGTGGAGAAGTCTGATCGTCATGTGGATGGAATTTCCTGTCCACGTGATGTTGATCCGATGATTCTTGAAGAAATCAGGAAAATGGAAGAAAAATTGTTGTCTGGACAATCAATCAATGCCATTTTCAAGGCTTCTTTGAAAGATGAACCAACTAAAATGAGTAAAGACAAGGTGCGCGTATTTGCTGCTGCAAACATGCCCTTTGTCATGTTGGTGCGAAAATATTTCCTTACTTGTGCCGCTTTGGTGCAGCGTAACAAAGTACTCACTGAATGTGCCGTTGGAACTGTTGTTCAGTCTCCTGAATGGACGGAGTTATTTCGACACATTGGACAGCATGGTTGGGACCGTGCTATCGCTGGTGATTATGCAAAATTTGATGGACGTATGAGTCCTCAATTTATGCTAGCTGCTTTTAAGCTTTTAATCAAGCTAGCGGAAAAGAGCGGAAATTATGATGAGGATGATCTTACCATTATGCGTGGAATCGCCACTGAAATTTCGTATCCCACTTATGATTATTTTGGAACCTTGGTTCAATTTATGGGATCAAATCCATCTGGAC